AGCTTTTCTTTTCGTTAATGCGAATATCATTACCAACCTTACAACCACCAACATTAATTCCGCCAGTACCATGCTTTAAGATATTGCTAGCTATATTTTTCTCGCTCAATGGTTTTCTTGCCATAACGATAGGCTCGTGTGCTGGTTTTAGCGCAGAACCCCAGCCATCCCATTGCTTTGCAGCATCGGTTGAGGGAGCTGTAATTAAGCAATCAATTCTATCTCTAAATTTACATTCATCAGAACCGAATTTTTGAGGGCCTTTTATATTTTGTTGGGATTTAATCATTCCCACAACCTCCCTTTCAGCCCCAGCCATCTTATCCATAGCCTTACCAACATTTAAGCTTTTAGGAAACCCAGAGCCGTAAATCCACATGATTTGATCGCGTATCTCAAACCCAGCATCCTCTATTGCAGAAGCCATACGATGATAGGTACGACTTCCACCAAAGGCTAATAAATGTCCGCCTGGCTTTAGTATCTCTAAACAAAGTTTCCACAACTCAACATCATTCGCGATACCTGTTTTATCCCAACCCTTATTCATGAAGCCAAGCTCATAAGGCGGATCGGTTACTATGGCATCTACCTGTTGGCCTTTAGCGATTAAATCTCTTATTGCATCCTTGCAATCTGCTAAGATACAAACATAATCCTTATGTTCCAATATTACTCCTTAGTTTTATGAGAGCTTTCTACATTTTTCCGTAAATTTTGAACATGTTGCATTGCTTGCTCAATTGCAGTTCTAGCATTTTCAGAGTCAACCTTTTCTTGTTCAATTCCAAGTTTGGTTTGATTCTGATTAATTTGCGCCATAATCTGCATAAACTTAACGTCAGTTAGGGTTTTTTCATTAGCAACTTTAGCGGCTTGAATAGCTAGCTCCCCCTCTTGCTTTTGTTGTTGTTGCTGAATCTTAGCCATCTCAATTTCTTTAATAGCCTCGGTTTGCTCGCGCATTGCTGTTTCTTCTGGGTTACCTTGCTGGGCCTGTTGTGCTTTTTGTTCTTCTAATTGCTTCATAAACTGAACGGCTTGAGCTTTGAGACCCTCAATGCCTCTAATATCCATGTTATCTAGGATAGTCTCTAGCCCCATGGTATTAATAAATTCGGCAAACAATTGACTGGATTGCATCATTCTAATTATTTGATCTAATGCAACTTGTTTTTGTACTGCGCTACTAACACCTGCTTCTACCTTAATCTGTAAACTATTTGGGTTGTAGCTAAAGTCTACACTATTGGGATTGTTTGGGTGATTAATAATTTGATAAGAGCGCTTACCGTCAGGTGCCTTTACCGGTAAACTTCTAGGCGTTACATAGAATTTAGGTATTAAATCAACAACTATGTGAGCAATTCTATTTAATCCTCTAATATATCCCTGTAAATAAGGAATAGCGGCAGCATTAGATTGCATAGCGCCTTGCTGAATGGCGACCCCTGATATTTGCTTATCGTTAGTTCCTAATATGGAATCGTACGTACCTAATATAGTTTGGGTAACTTGATCGGTTCCCATAAAAGTCATATTAACAATGTCAGGAGTAGGAGTTCGTTGAACTTCTCTTGGAGGAGGTAAAGGTTGTTCTGGATTATCTTTGTAAAATGCGTTATAAACTAACGTTGATGCTTGCTGTACGTTTTTATAAGCATCAGCGTAGTCTTCAGGGATGGACTCTACAGCCACCATAAATTTATGTTGCATCATATTTTCAATTTCAGCTCCAATAGTTTGCCCAGAGAAGTTTTTAAGTTTTTGTACGCCTTTAGCATGATAAACAAAAGGCCGCGTCATCTGCATTGATGCACCGTCTTCGTTTTCTCTAATTACAACACTATTACCATCAATAAAAACTAACGGTAAAAACTTATAGCAGGTTTCTTCATGAGACAATACCTTATCTTCACAAACCATATAGCGATCAATAGTTTCTATTACTGTATCTCTTTCCTCGATTATAATCGGCGCTTGTTCAATAAAGCCTTGATTTCCCCATAACTTAAGGAATTCTTCATAGTGCTTTTTGAGAATAGCATGGCCGTTAGAAAGTTTAACTATCTTTTCTTTCTTCTTCTTCTTGCAGTAATAATCAGCAACCAGTATGATTTCTTGATCTTGATTTAAATAGCTCCAATTAAAATCGCCCACATGGCTTGAGCGTTCAAACTTCATATTATCAGCTGAGCCTTTGCCGAACTCGTCTTCAAAGTCTTCTTTTGATTTAGGGATTAATTGAAAGCAGTAATTACCATCACCCTTATGCGATTCTCTTGCTAAAGGATCGAAGCCCGTTAAAGTTGGATCAAATACTCGCTCCACCTTAATGTTTTGCTCAAACGACAGTTCATTAATATATCCTGTATAAACATAAACAACAGAATAGCCGCCAGCCAATAAATCAGAATAAATGTTATACTCTAATGCATCATTCGAGGCATCAAAGAAAATCTCGCGTAGATGTGCCTCAATTATTTCTAATGTTTGTAAAAACTCAGGGGTCAGCTCTTCAATTCGCACTCCGTCGGCAGCCCTTGCCACGATCGACGGTTCTTGTTTCGCGAACTCGCCTCTTAACCTTGAAATCATCGCCTCTAAGATATTAAATTCTATTGCAGGCTTTTGTAGTACATCTAATTTTGTTATGTCGTCTGATGACAACGATGTTTGAAATACAAACTTCATAAAGTCATTAAAGCGATTAACATTCTTTATAAAATATTCGTGCGCTTGCTCAATATTTTTTTTAATTTCGTTTAACTTATCCGTGTGCTTTTTAGCGACCATTTGAAATCCTTTTCATGGTGGTTGAACTACTTAGATAGATACATTCCTTGTATCTAAGTTTTTAGTATAGTAAAATCTAAGGAAATAACTATAAAATGGGGATATATATGGATAGCGCTAGGGTTATACAATATCTAAAAGATTTAAAAGCAAGCGGAGTTCCAGAGGAACAAGCCGAAGCCCAGCTTATTGCATTAGAAAGTATGTTACAAGGTTTGGCAACTAAATCTGACTTGAAAGCCGAGATTAAAGCATTGAGAACTGAGTTAAAAAGTGACATTAAAGAATTTAAATCTGAATTAAAGTATTTTATGGTATATTCAATCTTAGGATTTATTTATGCTCCGATTATTGTAGGGGTAATATTAAAGTATTTCGGGAAGTTTTAAAAGAAACATTATGGATATATAGATGGATAATATAGCATTAAATTATTATTTAACCTTAATAGAAGGCGGAGTAAAAGACGCAGAAGCAAGAATACAGGCCCAGACTTTAACTTCAGTATTAGACGGCTTAGCTACTAAGGGCGAATTAAAATATGAAATACACTGGTTAGAAGTTGGATTAAATGGCGAAATAGGAGGTATAAAAACTAGATTAAATGTATTAATTGCCCTAAATGTTTCTACTCTTGCTTTTATGTTAGCCATGATTCTAAATAGTGTAAAACATTGGTGGTAAAATCTTTTTGTGAATTTTTAAGTCACAATTGTGCATTAAAAATTCACACCTTATCTCCTAGATCTCCTAATGGCTGTCAGTTTAGTATTAAAATCTTGTGCCAATGATTTAAGTATTGGTGCGTTTGGGTTGGGCTGTTCCCTAAATGCTGTTACAGGATAAGCAAAAGTTAAACAAAGCGCGTCTGCTTCGTCTGACGATCTTATTCCCCTCTTTTTCATGTCCTCCTTTTTCTCCATAACTAACCTAGAGTTGGAATCAAAACTATAGCGTATTCCACATAAATCCGCATGTAAGCTGTCTGTATCTGGTATTTGTACTGGGATATCCTCTAACCAATTTGCACATTTGCCCCACATTTCAGCTCGCTTATTTGAATACTTCTGATCATCTAAGCTTTTTGAACCCGCGTTAACCGCAACTACGGCCTCTTTATGGCCTAATTCATTTAGCCTATCTACAACCCCAGCTCCTAAGCCGCCCACATCTACAAAGACCTTTAAAGGCCGATATTGTTCAATCAAAGAATGAACAATGCCAGTTACCCCCATTGTGTCTTTCTTAGTATAACTTTGTAACCCAAATGCCACACGGCCTTGCCTAAAGATAATTGATGTGCGATCATCACCAAATCTTGCAGGGTCAACGCCCATAATTAAAGGCCCATATTTTTCGGCTTCTCCTTTTCTGGCACGCATCACTGTTGAGGAATCTATAAATGAATTCTCACCTTTAAGTTGGAAAGCTTCATTGGGATTACATGGATATTCCTGGCAAAAGCTCTTCTCCCCGTCTTGACCGTTAACTGATAAATCAGTAATCTTAAATCGCCGCCAAGCTATTTGCTCTAAGGTTAACCGATAAGCTTCAATTAAACGTAACTCTATATGGTTAGGTTTAAAGTCTGGCGGCACTGACCTTTTATATTCATCTTGCCAAAACCAAGGCACGAATACCGCAATAAAATCAGACATGCCACTTTCTGCTTTCTGCCACATTTGATGGAAATAATTGCCTACACCATTAGCGGTGGATTCCAGTATGATTTCTGTACCAGTTGCATCAGGCACCGCTTACAGTATACCCTTAGTATGTTCTTGGGCGTTTGCCCAAAAAGCAATCTCCGAGCCATGGAATAATTGAATAGTGCTGGAACGACCGACCGCTTTGTTTTCGGCTGTTCCTAGTTTATATCCACTATCTAAGCGCCCAAAGATTAGCTCTTTAGAGTTGTTAGTACTGATATCGGGCTGAACTAAGTTTGGCGTGTTCTG